GCCAGCGGTCGGATAGGCCGGAATGATGTTCCCTGAGAACGTGCCGGAACCGGCGACGCCAAGCTGGAACGCGATCTCCGTGCCGGTGGCGGCGGCGGTCCACATCGCATCGCAGAAGCTTCCGGTCTCCCCCCAGTCCTGGAACGCGCGGAGCTGAAGCTGGAACGTGGTCGGCTGTTTGACAGCGGTCGTGTCGGTGAGCGTGATGTATTGCTCGACGGTCTCATTCGGGACAAGCGACACCTCGGCCACCTGGGCCGAGTAGTCGGTCGACGCGATCGAGACGGTCAGGCTCCTGCCTGTTTGTACGGTTGCCATGGCTAGCTACTCCTTCGGTAGTTGATGGTGGCGGTGATCTGGTAGGTCGGGAGGTCTTGATTCCCTACGGCGTACACGCCGTCGCTCGCGGTCATCCGTGAGGCGATCGTAAGGTTCTCTAGGATCGTGTCGGCCATCTGTAGGAGGGCCTTTACGGCGCGGTAGTCGCCGGGAGGCGACGTGACGCACGAGATCCGATATTGGCATTCGACAACGGCCGGTGACATCGACACGATCTGTGGCGGGTCGACGACGACGCCGTCGGGTCGTAGCGCCTGGATGTTCGAGAACACCTTCAGGCCGAACGATGAGAGCTCGGCGCAGAGGTTGTCGTATTCGGTGGCGAGCATCAGCCGATCGCCATTCGTCCGATGCCGAGGAGCCGCATGATCTGACCCATCGAGCCGATAGGTGCTGAGATCGCGAGATCCTGGAACGACTGGTAGGAGTCCACGGAGCCGCGTTCACGGTACAGCGCTCCGGCGTAGAGCATCGTTCCGAGCCGGACGGAGGCGTGAGGGACCACGGTCGGGTTGTCGTCGTATCCGGCGGCTTCGCGCCGATGATAGGCGAACTCGTTAGCGGCCGCCGTGCACGATTCGAGCCAGGTCAGGTCGTCGCCGGTCGGTGTCTCACCGATGAATTCGGCGACATCGTCGGTATCGATCCAGGTCACCTGGGAGACCAGGGTCGCGGACGCCGGTGTGAACGCGGCGAGGTCATCCTGGTTATGTACCGCGTAGGTGACGACCTCGGTGTCGAGATCGACGGTGTCGAGCTGATGTTGGCCGTCGAGCTTGTGGTAGCCGGTGCCGAAGATGTAGACGCGCTCTCCCGCCACGAGACCGGTCGCATCGTCCAGCGTAACCGAGACGATGTCGTCGGTACAGGAGACGGAGGTGATCGAAGCCATGTCGTGACGGGAGAGCGGTATCTACTGACGGGGGATGGTCAGACGATGAGACATCCGTTCGAGATGTCATAGTCGGCGGCCGCGACGTAACCACGGAACGCCAGGCGGGTCGAGAGCGACGCCGGCTGTTCGACGCGGAGGGCGCCACGGTTGTCCTCGAAGATGTTCAGCGCGGTCGCGGAGAGCATCATCGCGTTCGAGGTCCCGGCGGTCAGATCCCAGTCGTCGGAGACGATGAGCTGAAGGCCGAGTGGGTTACCGGAGAGCGCGGTCGCGCCGTTCAGGGTACCGGCCGCGTTCGACGGCGACAGGTACGGGAAGATCCGGTTACCGCCGGAGTCCTTCGCGGCGCCGATCTGAGCCCACACCGCGCTCTTGACGATGAGATGGGTAGGCATCCGGCCGAAGTTGGCGTAGATCTCGGCGGCGGCGGCGTACAGGTCGGTCACGACCTCGTCGCCGTCGGTCCACGAGGTGACTTGCTGGGTGGCGGCCGAAGCGTTCGAGAACAGGATCGAATCGCCGACCCACTGCTCGGTCTGCTCGCCGTACACCCGACTCATGTCGTCGATGACGAGCTGGATCGCGTTCGCGTCCGAGTACAAGATCTCCTGCTCGGAGAGGTCGAGGTAGCCGCCGAAGGTGACCTTGTCGACCTGGACCTTCGAGACCTGGTAGGCCTGGCTGGAGAGGGTGTCATGCTCGGCGGCCTGCTGGCCAACGGCGGTGTGCTGGGTGACCTTCCGGGCGTAGAACGGATCTCCGGCGGGCATGGCGCGCGGGCCGAGCGCCGAGAAGATCGGGCGGGCTCCGGTCATCGTGTCGAAGATCTCGCCGACGAGCGGGTTCGGGATGATGCCGGGCACGTCGGAGGTGTCTCCGGTCGCGGCCTGGATCTTGATCGGGTTCCCCTTCAGCATCGCGGCGACGTACTCGCCTGCCGACGGGAGTGACGCCGACGCGGCGAACGTCAGCGGCTGGGTCTGGGCCTCGACCGCCGGGGCGGCCTCGACCTCGGTGGTCTGGTCTTCCATTGTTGGATCCTCCTCGGGATCGGTTGGGGTTGATTCGGTCACGGCATCCTCGGCCGCCTCTGTTGCGGCGACCTGGTGGATCTTTGCGGCCTCGAACGCTCCGAACGGGACAAGGCTCAGCTCGCGCCAGCGGGCGGCCTTGACGACCATCACGTCGCCGTCGTAGCCGAAGTCCTGAACCTCGACGCCGACCGACACGGAATCGAGGACGCCGTCGGCGGCGAGCGTGAGGGCTTCGTTACCGGCTTCGGTCTCGGAGATCCTGGCGACGAACAGCATCCCGTCGTCGGTGTCAGTCCTAGAGAGCACGATACCGATGGGGTGTGACAAGTTGTGATCTCGGATGAGCTTCGGAGCGGGGCCGTCGGTAGCGAGGGCTCCCTTCTCGAAGCGGACAGGACCGGTCGAAGCGTTCGCGTTCTCACCGTAGGGGACGGCGACGCCGGAGATGAGGCGGCGCGGCTCGTCGCCTTCGGCGGCTTCGACGTCGAGATGGATGGGCTGAGAGAGGTCGAGTCTCATTCGATGTTCTCCTCTGGTGCTGGTGGTGTTCCGCCGTGTACGCCGGCGGTCTCCTCGAAGATGCTCCGGTCGAAGCGGACAACGTGGCCGCGTGGCGTCACTTGGTCGGATGACAGGGTCTCTTCGATCGCGGACAAGTACGGAATCGCGTCCTGGGCGAGCTGGGCGCGAGCCTGTTCGGCGTTCTGGTAGGTGAAGCCTGAGCTATTCGGGGCGCCTACGAGGAAGGGGGACACGTTCGCGACGCGGGCGAGCTCCAGCGCCTGGTGCTGGCGGGCTTCGACGAGCTGAAGCTTCGACGGATCCATCGAGGATTCGACAAAGTCGGTGTACTGGTTCAGCGCGGCCACCGCGGATTCCTCGCGGAGACTCGTCCACGCTTCCGCGAGATCTGAGAGCTCGTCACCGGTCATCGGTTCGCCGGAGGTCTGTTTGAGGTAGCCGAGCGCGGTCGGTGTCGTCGAGAACCGCTGGGAGGCCTGTTCGAGCCGTTCAGCGGTGACAATGGCGCGAGCTCCGGCTTCTAGGAGCGGCGAGGTCGGCGAGTAGAAGATGATCACGTCTTCGGTCGGGACGCGTTGACCGGAGACCGTGATCTCCTGGATCCCGCCGATCGGATAGTTCCCAGCTTCGAGCGGTGTCTGGACGTTCACGGTCGTCGCCGGAATCCATGACATCGACGACGGGAAGCCGGAGGCATAGCGGGCGTCGATATGCCAGTAAGCCGCGCCGTAGAAGTACAGATCGTCGAACGTCCAGGCCATGACATGCGCGAACGTGGTGCGACGGTCGGGTCGGAGCATCCAAGACTCGGGCGGTAGCGGGAGCTCTTCGAGCTCTTCGCCGTTCCACTCCTGCCGATAGTGGCGGAGCGGTGTCGTCGCGATGAGGCCGGCGTGAAGATCACGAGCGCGGGAGATCGTCGGAATCCTCATCGCCCTATCGCGGCCAGCCCCGACGGAGGCCGACAATAGGGCGAGAGTCGCGGACGATACGGCTGCCGTGGTTGCCGCCTCGACACGAACGGTAGGCGTCTTCGTCTTCGTGCGGAAGAGTGCCACGGCTCCAGATTACACGGATGTAGTACCGTGTGAAGGATCTCCGTCGAGAGAGAGCGTTACCGTCTGCGGGCGCCTCCGATGGCGGGCCGTGTCGAATACTTCGCCTTCGACGCGAGCGCCGTACCCCACACTAGGCACCGGGCGAGCTCGATCGGGCCTGGCGACTTCTCCGACGAGAGGCCCATCGCGCCGCCGCGCTGGTAGTAGCCGACCGCACGGTTCACGTGCTCGTCGAGGATGGTCTCGCCGTGGTGACGGAGCTGGCCGTCTCGGATCATCTTCCGAACGATCGAGGTCCACTTCAGGATCTCGCCGTGGCCGACCGTCGTCTTCCGTTCGGCGTACTCGGGCGGACAGTGAATGTCGAGGCCTGGTGTTAT